GCTTGAGACTGAGTTCATTTAGTAGGCTCTTAAAGTGTCCACAATGAGCACCAGCTGTGGGGTATTCTTTGATGATCAAACGACCCTCGGTTTTATCCTTGATTTTGTCTATGCGATTGTCATACATCTGACGGGGCAGGTCATGCAACTGATCCATGTCTATGTTCATGAGGTTGGCATCTATGCGTTCAGCAATTCTTTCCTCGGCCATTTCCATGGTAATGTATAAGACATTCTTACCCTGAGCCAGACAGCTAGCTGCTACATGACACATGAACAAACTTTTACCCACACCAGTTCCGGCCAGGACTACATTCAGGGTCTTGTTGGGCATACCGCCATTGGTAATCTTATTGAACAGATCTAGATCAAATGGTATGCGGCTTTCAACTCTGTGATAGAAGTCATAGCGTTCAGGAGCATTGATGATATAATCATGACCCACACTGTTGTCAAAGCCTACGGATAAAGCTTCGGATAAGATGCTGGGCAGGGCTTCAGTGGTATGCTTTTTATCGCGACCGTCGATGATCTCAATGCTTTTAAGTATGGCATTATACACAGCCTTGTCTTTGCAGAATTTTTCTGTTTCAGTAAATAACCATTCAGCATTACTTTCTGCTGGAGTTAGTTCTTTTAATAAACTCTGAGCCTGAGCAAAATCATTCTCATTTAGATTGCTGGCCTGCAGAGCTATGTCCAGTGCTTCGCTGTTGGGACAATTGTTATATTTTTCTATGAAGTCTGCCACCAGTTTAAATATCTTCTGGTCGGCACTGGCAAAATATTCAGGACGCAAAAATGGATACACCTGACGCATGTATTTTTCATCATGCATGAGATTTCTTAATATGGTTTTTTCAATTCGATCCATAACTCTCTTTCACTAATATGTCGTCCAGTATACTTATAATTATAGGCTTTATGGTGTCGTCTGTCAATAGATTAGGATTGCGAACCACTTTATAGTTAAAACTAACTCTGAGTGTTTGGCTGGGCAGGAATCTGACCTTGCCATAGCGGAATACCACGCCCTGAGCTAGTCCATCATTGATGACTATGTGCGTGGTATCGTCTATGTTGTCTTCGATAAAACTATAAGTCGGAGTCGGTTGCGGCTTCTTCGTAGGCAGCAGAGATATCATCGGCGCCGAGATCTTGCCCCAGATTTGAGCTACTAATTTTGTAATTTGTTTCGACATATGCTCTAAATTCCTTGTTGGTTAAAACAGGCAACCAAAATTCTTTAGTATAGGTTTCCTTGATGCGATATTTCTTTTCTTCGCCTTTGTGACTGTACCAGCCATTGCTAGGTTTGACAATAAAGCCACCTTCGAGTGCAACATCCAGCAGTCCAGACCATTTGCTGATACCACCCTCAAAACTTACCTCAACTGGAATCTTGCTCTTTTCTCGTACAAATCTGCTCTTCTCTACATTGATGATAAAATTATATCCCATGAGCTCTGTACCTTCTTTTTCCTGCTGACGGCCAATGATAAAGATATTGTCGGCACTATAATAGATACCTGTTCCACCTGAAACAACATCTTTGGGGAACATGCCAATTTCTTTATAGGTATGGTTCACAACCACCATGGGAATGTCTTTGATGGTCAGATGCGGCGTCACCATGCGGAATAAACTCTTGAGCTGTTTAGCACGACTCATGTCAGCTACACTTTTACCTTCCAGAGCATCTTCTACTTCTTTCTTAGAAGCCAGATTACCAACTGAGTCAATGATGATCATGACATGGTCACCACGCTCAATGTTGGCTAACTGCGCCATGCTGTCATGCTTTAATTGCTCCACATCTGTGATGGGAGTATGCAATACACGCTTGGTGTCAATGCCAAAGCTATCAAAATAACTTTGTGGACTACCAAACTCTGAATCATAAAATAGGATTACTCCATCAGGATACTTGTCCTGATATGATTTGGCCAACATGAGTGCAAAGGCTGTCTTAAAATGCTTGCTGGGACCTGCAAATACAGTCAATCCAGGAGTCAATCCACCATCCATGCTGCCGCTTAGGGCAACATTGACCATGGGTATGGGAGTCTGAATCATGTCCTTGGCTCCGAAGAATTTACTATCTGCCAGGATGTCGGTATCCTTGATGGTACTATTTTTCTGTAACTTGGCTAATAAACTCATACTAACTCCTCGACAACGCCTAGAATTTCAGCAACTATTAATAATACACCTGCGGTTACAAAACTGACATCAATCAATGCGACTGCTGCAGCAATTCTAACCAAACTCTTTACTATACTAACATTTAAATGATTCATAACTTCTCCTAACTAAATAATCCTGCTAATGTTGCCTGAGGGCGAGCAGTCCAGCCCATACCTTCGATGATTCCATTCAGTGGTTCTATGAAGCTCTTCTCCCACATTGTATCATAATCTATGTAATTTGTCAATAGAAATTCAGCCGGTATCTTACCCTTAAAACCTATGCAATTTTCTTTGATGTTATTCGGTGTGCGCAGATATAAGAATTTAATCTTATCGCCTTCGCCGATGCTTTCATACTTGTTGGTGACTTTAAATTCTTTTATGTAATGATTATACAGCAAAGCTCCTCGCACATGCATGGGGCAACCTTTGGCATAGATGTGACTGCTGCTCTGATATTTGCTCATGCCATTTACTCCACGAGGGAATGCTATGTCTTCGGCCGGCAACTTTAGAAATTCTGTCTTGGCATTGGTGATGAATGCCTGCAGGGCTGCTTCGTCAGCTGTAATGGCCACCTTGACAGCTGCTCTGAGACTGTTACGAATAGCCTCAGGAGTACTTGAACGCACAATCTCCAGTCCCATGACCTTGAGCTTGGGATCGGCATAGGTAACACCTTCGTTATTATACACATTGAGTGCATAACGTTTCTTGGCCACAAAGATGCCTCGATCCGCTATGGCTTCTCGTTTAAATTTAATCTTGGGTTCATGAGCATTGGTATAAAAGGCCAGTTCATTACAGGCTCGATTAATTATGGGTTCAATTTTATCATTACAAATCTTATCCAGGATGTCTACAATTTCCAGTTTACTTTTATCAGCATAGAACTTTTTAACTAATGGATCCAGGGTAATATAACAGCTATCAGTATCTGAATAGAAGCTGTATTTAAAGTCACGGGTGCCACAGATCTTATTTAAATAACTATCCAGAGCTTCACCCACGGTGCGAATAATATACTGACCAGTTATGGTTATGCCCTCGGCAATGCGGTCATCAAAGTATCTGAAGAAGTAATTTGCCCAGGCTCCAAACAAACTGTTAAGCTGAATCTTACGAGCCATCTGGAAGTTAGTATAGCGACTGATGTCATTCAGATAGGCTGGTTTTTTAGTTTCTTCATACAGCTTCTGAGCTTCAATCATCTTGGCTTTATACATCTGACGATCGTCAAATAGCTTCTGCACAATGCCCGGAAACAGTCCTTGCTTCTTGCGGGTAAAATGATAGCCATTGGCACTCATGCATTCATCTCGTGCATGCAGATGTTTAAGATCAGTTTTCTTTTCTAACAGCTGGTTCACAGTTGTGGGAGTAAAGTAATCCTGGTCACCCATGACCAAAGTTTCTGGACTCATGTTATACTGCATGATGATGCTGGGATACAGACTAGTAGCATCAAAGCTGACCACCCAATCATAACTGCCAGGGCGTGGTTCCTGCACATAGGCACCTTCGATTGAACGATCTTCACGAGTGGTATCACGCGGATGCACAACTATGTTCTGATCCCAGAGATAATTATACAGCACACAATCCCAGGTTCTAACTGCACTGAACACATCAGCAAATAAACATTTGGCATCAAAGGCCATGGTCACGGCCAGCTCTATGAGCTTCATTTTGTCTTCTAGTTCTAATACACGCTCAGTATCTATGACGTTGTAGTCTACAAATCTATTCCAGTCTGCCTTGTAGAACTCGCTGAAGGTATCATATTCATGTTCCAGTTTACCAACACCCAGCTCCTGTTTACAGATATAATCCAGCTTATAGCTCTCCTGGGCATTATAGGTAAACTTCTTATACAGATCCAGATAGTCCAGCTGAGTGACGCCTACTAGCTCAAAGGCTGTCATGGTCTTGTTGGCAAACTCTATGTCGCGACGCTTGACCTGTCTCCAGGGACTGAGCTGTTTGATGCTGGGCTCACCCATGACAGCTGTTATGCGGGTCACCAGATAGGGTATGTCGAACAGTCCTATGTTCCAGCCTGTGATAATGTCCGGCGGAGTTACCAGCCAATGGCTCAGGAACTTCTTGAGCAGATCATATTCATTGCTACACTGTATGTACTTGAAGTCCTTGCGTTCACCAGTATAGGGTTTAAGTCCCCAGGTGGTAATTTGACGGCTGGCCAGATCCTGTATGGTTATGAGCTGAACTTCTTCTATGGGGTTATCCACATTGGGGAAACCAGACTCAGAAGTAGTTTCAATGTCCATGCCCCAGATGCTTAACTGGTTCATGTCAAACTCAATCTGACCGCCATAATTTTCAGTTATGTACTGATAGGTCCAGTTGGTATTGCCATGGATGTGCATATTGCTCACACCATCATAATTCTTCTGGAATTCTCGGGCATCGTTGATACCACCAAATTCGATGCTTTCTAATGGCTCACCAAACAGATTATGGTATGTGGCAGGTCCAGGCTTCTTCTTAGGCACAA